AGGGCACTCACCATGAACAGTATCTATGTAACCTATTCTAACCATGGTGTGTAAATTACTTTCCCATCAACTCTTTGTGCTCTTAAAGATTGATGTCTGTTGTGATCTGTTGAATAACTGCAATGAATCCAGCCCGACGTCGGTTCGTTATCTTTGTAAAATTCTAATATGAGCTGGTCAAATTCTAACTCTGATCTAATCCATTTTGCTAATTCTCTATTATCTACACCAGGTATTTCAAAATCTGCTGCAGCTGCTTTATCGTCCGCCACATGTTGGCTGTTAACTGAACTTCCAATCTCTACGCAAAGCTGAGCACAACGGAATCCTGATGATATAATTAAAGGTTTATCAAAGTGTGATCTTACTGGCTGTAATATGTTTGTAGCCAATGCTTTTAAATTTTCTATTTGAGTTGGATTAGGATTATTATTAATCCCTTTTCTTTCAGCGACCTGGCTTTTGGTAAGCTCATCTAAGGTTATATTGGCTGTTAATTTCATTTGTTGTTATCGTTTAAACCTACATAAATCACAACGCAAAGCAAGACAAAAGCTATAATAGTATTTACTGGTATAAATGGCTCCATTATTCAGATATCCCCATTAACCATAACATTAAAAATATATAACAGATTGGTTCCATTATGGTAATATTTTAAGAATCTTTTTTCGATCCATGTATACTTCTGTTTGAGCTTTTACTTTTTTACAAGTAAACACAACTCTCTCAGGATTGACCTCGTTCTGCGCGATACGCTTTGATTTCAAACAATCGCTGAGGTTCGCTTTATATACATGCTCTATCATATTTCCGTTTAAAGTTAGAATAAGTGCAAATACAGTCTCTATCATCTTACTACCTTCCCTTTGTTTGGTCCGTATTTAATTCTGTACTTATGTGTACCCGTACCATTTATCTCTACTTCTTGTTTGAGATCTTTGACATAGCTCATTTGCTTTGCCCTCTTCTCCATATCAGAGATATAATCTAAAATTTTTCTAGTGTTTCGATCCATTTCCATTCCTAATTATTGACTCTACATCTTCTGTAAGTTTTTCAGTTCTTGATTTTAAAAATTCTATGTTAACTGCATTGTTTCTCATACTTTTAAGTTCTTTTTCTACATCTTCTAATAAACCACTAACGTGTTCTACAATCATGAAAAGCTCTGCCTCTCCAGCTGATTGACCTAACTCACCTCTTGGATATTTAATTCTAAACTCTGAGTTCTGTTCTAAATCTTTTTGCATCAACTCTATCTTTGTTGAGTGCTGGTTTAATTTTTCGTGAATACCAAAATAAGCCCAGGTTCCAACGGCTATGATCGTGATCAAACTGGCAACCGTTTTCATAGGCATCTGCACCGAAGCCGATTCTGAGATTTTAAGAGCCATAAACTACCTGTTGAATCTTGACACGATCCAGTTCCAGCCAGCTTTAATTTTGTCCCAAACTTTGCAACAAATTGCTTTACATTTATTCATCATGTTTTTTCTCCTCAATTTCGTAAAAGAAGTTATCCGTATCTTCGGTCTTCCATTTACTTGTGTTTTCAACGTTCCATTCAGATGTCTGCACTTTCCAATCTGGAATATTATCTTTCACTGTGAATGACGGTATATCCCAAATGCATCTATTGTTAGGTTGTGCTGCATAGTTCCCATCATCGAGAGCTATGATGTGAGCACATTTGTGCTCGTGCGGAATCTCTGAATGATCCGTATCTAGAATATTACTTTCAGGGTGAGCAAAGTCAACCGTAAATAAGTATTTACCATGGTGCCATTTCTTGTCTTTTCCTATGTATTTACCAGCTTGTGCTTCTAAGATATCCCAAGTATGCACAGCAGGATAATAACTGAAACAATTCCAAAGCTGAAGCTCGTCCAATCTACGCCTAGGTACATCGGTAGGTTTGAAACCACGTTGTATAAAAGCCGTGATAGGTAACCTATAAAAAATTGCACCATTCTCCATAATCGCGTGAAAAAGAATAGACTTGCCCGTAATGGCACTAAGACCAAAGATAATACAATCCTCAACTTCACCATGATGACTCTTAAGATCATAAAGATATTCCTTTCTGATTTGTGCGTATTCTACTGGTATGTTTGCGTTTAAGTAAGCCATAATTATCCATAAATATCACCCCAAGAATCGCCCACTTCATAGTCGACCTTGTTAGGAACTTTTAGACTAACAGCATTTTCCATAATATCAATTATTCTTTTTGCCTCTTCTTTATCTTTAACAGATATGTCTAATTCATCATGTATCTGTATATGCGGAATAACACCTTCATTATATAGATCTAACATAGCTTTCTTTGTCATGTCAGCTGCAGATCCTTGTATTAATTTATTTAATGCTTTGTATGTAAATGCTCTACGTATGTGTTCTATTCGATATGTTGATACAGCTTCGCCAAACTCCATGGGTTTATGCATACCAAAAGCTTTTGGTTCCCACTTATTAAATCTACACCTACGTCCTAATAATGTTCCAATAGAACCAGACTTTGATGCATAATTTTGAGTAGAGTTCATCAACTCTTTTACAAAAGGCACGCTTTCATGATATTGGTTAAACAAATCTTCTGCTTCTTCTTTTGTTCCCAACCCTAATTCTGCCTGTAGCTTTGCTTTACCCATACCGTAGAAAAGACCTAAGTTAATAGTCTTGGCTTGTGTTCTAGATATATTAGCCATGTCAGCTACAGTTTGATGGAAATCCACGTTGCCTTCGTTAAATTTTTTTACAATCTCTACAACCGAATTATCATTACACATGGGTACAGTGCTAGCTGCATAGTGTACAACAAGTCTTGGTTCTTGTTGACTATAATCAAAACAGCCCCACTTACATCCTTGTTCTGGTAAAAATAATTTACGAATCATAGGACCTAGATCTTTATTCCTTGCAGGAATCTGTTGTAAATTTGGATTAGAATAACTAAATCTGCCAGTAACGGTGCCACCTTGATCAGATCTTATCGGGTTTATATCTGCATGTATTCTGCCTTTGTATTGATGTTTTAATATTGTATCTATAAAAGTTGTGTGTGCCTTGTTTATTTCTCTAGCCTTTGCTATAATTTTAACTACAGGATTATTATGTGTGGAAAGGAAGTTTTTTGTAAATGAAGGTGACTGCGTTTTCTCGGTTCTGGCGTAAGGTAAAGACAGCTTGTCGAAAACTTTGGCGATTGATCTTGCTGCCCATATTTGAACATCTACTCCTGTTTTCTTTTTTACTTCTAATAGGATTGCTTCTTCCTGTGATAGTAACTCTTTCTTCAATTTGTGAGCACGTTCGACATCGACACGAACCCCTTTAAATTTCATTTCTATTAAGCACGGAAATAGTTGTGATTCTAAATCAAATATTTCTACGAGGTTTTGTGTTTGTATCTCTGTAGATAATCTTTTAAATAATTCTAATGTAAGATATGCATCTTGTTCTGCATAACTACCAACATACATTGCAGGTAATTTATATAATTCAGATTTAGGATCTATACCCCATGACTCTGCAGCATCTTTCAAAGCTTTTTCGTCTTTTGTTTTTCTAAGATAATCATACGATATACTGTTCAAAGTATACCAAAGTCTGTTTTCATCAATTAAAGAAGCCATCAACATGGTATCCATGATGTGTCCATTAATTGGTATGCCATATGCTCTAATCCAACATACATCATACATTGCATTGTGAAATATTTTGTAAGAGTCTGTTGCACAAACTTTCTTAAACCATTCTAAAACAAGTCTTCTATCTAAGTTACCACCACCTTCATGTGCAATAGGATAGTATCCTTTCCATCCTTCAACAGCTACAGCTATACCTACGATTTCTCCTCTGCCTTGTATGGCACCAGATCCTCTTGCTTTTAAATCAGGGTCCTTTGTTTCCAAGTCAATAGCAATATACTTTGCATCTGATAAATCAGGAAACTCTTCTGGACAATCCCATTCAGTTTGAACTGTAAACATTATTTCTTTTTCTTTTTTGTATCTTTTAACTTCTTTTTCTCTAATTGACAATAGTGAATGATTTTATCAAGATCTTCGACTCCATTCTTGTGCATGTATCTGCAAACGTATTTTATAACACAGCCCTGAAAAACGAGAGGTTATTTTTTGAAATAAACTCGTACGGCTGTATGTCAAAATACATGTAATGAGATCCACCTACCTGCTTGTAGTGTGGTTTCTTTTCATCCATCATTTCTTCAAACATATTTATATCCGTCATATTATTGGTGCTCCTATGTTGTATTGATATTCGTAGTGTTGACTACACACGAATAGATTTTCTTTTGCTCTTGTTACTCCCACGTACCACGTACGATGTTCTGGATCTGGATCATCTCTAGA